TCCCTTCGGTATTGCCTGACAGTTCCAATGGATGAATCTAAACGGCTCATAACCCATATCCGCTGTATACATATGGGGCAGATACGATGGAAAGAATATCATTCGTCCAGGTTTTACATCATAATTAACTTGATGACTGGCATAAGTTATTTTAGCCGTATCTTTTTGGGGTAAAAGATTCATCAGGTTTCCAGCTCTCGGGTCTTCAAATATTGGTCTAGATGTTTTTTCACTAGCTTTTAAAAAATAGAATCCGGAGATATGACCATTCCAATGGGTATGTAAACTATGTTGACCTGCTCCTCTTTTAGCAAATTCCTGTACCCACATTTCTGTGATGAACACTTGATGGTTATCCATATTAAAACCCATTTCAACCAATAGATTATGGGCTGTGGCACCGATATAGTTTTGTAAGGGTAAAAAATTAGAGTCTCCAATTAAACTATTTGAATGAAATACATGACCCATGTCTCCTCTATCTCCAAACTTTTTATTTCTTTTAGCTATATCTTTTTTAAGATTATCTTGGGCTGTTTTAATATAAGGGTTGGAAGCCTTATTTAAATCATTAACAAATTCAGGAACATCTGCAAACCATATAGGGCATTTAAAATATTCTTCCCTGTTTAATTGTTGAGGAAAGTCCTTTTTAGTTTTCATTTAAATGGCCATCCTAAACTCCAGATCACTAAACTATATCTTACTCCTTTTGTTATTGGTTTTATTCTATGCCATAAATCAGAAGGAAATACTACGATAGATCCTTTGGGCCTAATTTCTTTTACAACTCTAGTATTTACTTTCTTATCCGGATCCTTATCTCTAAAATCTACTTCAAAGTCGCCGCCTTTATATTCTTTACCATCAGACAGAGATAAAGTAACTGAAAGTTTTCTAATTTTTCCATGAGAAGGGGTATCGGGTTTATTATAAACTCCACCCCAGCCGTCACAGTGCCAGTCGTAATATTGGCCTTTATTGTATTTGGTAAACTGACAAGATTCGCTATGGTCCCATTGAAAATTCCAACCGGCACTAGCATTTGCTTGATTGATATATGGTTGTACTTCTCTATAAATCCAGCGATCACTAAGCCAAACAATATCTGAATCTCTTTTCTTTTTTAAATCTTTAACTTGGTCTTGATTGAGTTTTTCAGGATCTCCAAAGCCTCCGGTAACTGCCATTTGATCTTTAATAGAGATTGCATATTTTTTAATCTCATCACAGATTCTAGCAGGGACTGCAGATTGAAAGTACCAATATTGATTCTGTAGGTTCATATGTCTTTATACTAACATATTATCACAAATAAAAGAGAGAGTAAATAGATTTGCTATAAATTATTAAAATGAGACTGTATTTGTACCTGAGACAGTAAATGTTGCTACTTTATAACTACCAGCTGGCGCCGGTAATGTTGCAACGGTATTAGTTCCTGGACTTACGCTTACAGAGGCTATACTCGGAAACCTTAAATATACAACTCCTGATCCACCAGCTGCACCACATCCAGGTCCTCCACCTCCACCTCCACCAGATCCTGTATTAGCAGCTGCAGCAGTTCCTGTGCCTCCTATTGCACCAGCTCCACCACCGCCAGGTCCACCAGCTCCTGCGCCCGACCCAGTATTTCTTGCACCTCCTCCACCACCTCCAGCTTTTAGTAAAGGTGAATTTGATATACATGTTGTACCACCACTTCCTCCTGCACCTCCTTGTCCACAGGTTCCAGCAGCACCAACTGTTGTAGCGCCACCACCTCCTCCACCAGCATCTCTACCACCTGCTCCGGGTCCTCCCACTCCTCCATCAGTTCCTTGTGCTGGACTTGTTGAAGGTGTATTTCCTGAGCCGATAGGAACTCCACAATCAGATCCTCCTCCACCACCTGATCCGCCATCGAGACCACCACCAGGTGCAGTTCCTCCACCGGCACCACCACCAGCAGATGTTATCATTGTAGTTCCTTCTGCTCCGCCTGGATTAAAAATTGAATTACTACCACTTACTCCAGCAGGAGCTGGATGTCCTGTACCTCCCGCACCGCCAGCACCAACAGTTACAGAATAACTACCACAATTCATAGTTAAACCACTTACACCACTTCCTAAAGGAGAGGTTGTATAACACCCAGTGTTTGCTCCACCTGATTCTCTAAAACCACCAGCTCCTCCACCGCCACCAGATGATCCACTTCCTCCAGAACCACTACCACCACCACCAGCTAAGACCCAATAATCTATAGCAAATTGGCTTACACTAGGCCATGTTCCGGCTCCCTTAGCTTGAAATTGTGATTGCATCGACCATACACCACTTGCTTTGGTTAATTCTTTTATCACTGCGATTCCTGATCCACCTGCGCCACCTGAAGTTCCTGATTGGCCACCACCACCGCCACCACCGCCAGTGTTTGTACCACCTGCACCACCATTACTTCCTGGTCCTCTTCCTCCTGTTCCACTTGGATTACCTGTTCCACCTGCTCTTGGTCCACTATCTGGAGGAGTACCTGGTCCGTCACCCCCACCTCCACCACCACCATATACTCCACAGTTTGGTGCTCCTGGAAAGTCTGTACTAAAATCTGTTCCTGCGCCACCTATTGTATTTGTAGATGCTGCACTTGCTCCACCCCCACCGCTTCCTAAATAATTTGGTCCACAAATTGGAGTTTGAGCTGCACCTGGATATCCTTCTACAGGATCAAATCCACCTGCGTTTCCTGTTCCTGCAGCAAAAGGCACTGAAATTCTTCTACCAGCACCTGATCCACCTGGTTGCCCTGCTCCTATTGCACCTGGACCTTCTGGGTTAGGTCCATCTCCACCGCCGCCACCGCCACCAGTTGATGTATAAGTTGTGCTTCCAACAACTAAACTTGTATCTCCACCTTCTCTACCGGCGCTTGCGCCAGGACTTCCTGCTGCTCCAGCAGCCCCAATAGTAACAGCTCCTAAAGCTGAAGCACCACAAACAGATATTGAATTAATTCTTCTTGTTCCACCAGCTCCACCACCTCCACCACCATCGGAGCCACCGCCACCACCTCCAGCAACAACAATAGTATCAATTACTCTTGTTCCCGGTTGAGTTGTGAGTGCACTAGGTGTGCCTGCTGTGATTGATGTGACTGTATTTTTACCGAATGAAATTTTATTACTTACTCCGATTATACCGCCATTTGAAGGGCTAGCCATATGAGTCTCCTTATGCGGACACCCAAGTTAGCCCTGAAGCGTCCCAATTGAATGAATTATTTTGGTCTATATCTTTTGCAGTCCATTTTTGTCCTGCTTCATCCCAACTAATTCTTTTATCTGTGTCATCAGTTGGATAAGTAACTGGAGCTTGCCAGTCATCATTTCCGTCTAATGCCCATGAATCAAAGGACTGTTGATTTAAAAATTTGTCTTTTGCAGCGTCATAAATAAAACCTTTGCCTGCATATTGTTTTCTGAAATTGTTATTATAAGAAGTTTGTTTCCAGGTTCCGCCTTTGAAAAAATTAATACACCATGTTTCACCATCAACATGCATGTCATTTGTTCCTAAAGGTCCCGCTGCTGTTGAAACATCGTTGCCAACAACAATTACTCTTTTAACCACTAAATGAGTATCCGATGTAAATCCTGTTGGATCTGTTTTTGATTCTAATTCTGCGAAATGCGCCATATTTATACTCCTTAAAATTTATGTATATTATAATTTTTTTATAGTGTCAACGGATCAGTTTTAGACCCAGTTTCCATCTTTTACATATTCATATACAGTATTCATTTGCCAAACTCCTGGTGCAGTCGCAGGAAGACTTACTGCCGGTTCCTTTATAATTACAATACCTGGACCACCTGCTCCAGAGCATTGGCCACTTCCAGAACCTCCTCCACCACCACCTAAATTAGTTCCTCCAGCTGTTGCTTGAACTGCAGGAGCGGGAGAACCTCTTCCGCCATTTCCACCACCTCCGGTTCCGCCAGGGCCTACTGATCTGCCTGAAGGTTGACCGTCACCAGCTCTAATTCCACCTCCGCCACCACCAGCGTAGACTACACAGCTTCCTGAAATATTGTTTGTTACTCCGGCACCTCCAACACCTCCAGGAGCTGAACCTGAGCCACCAGTTCCGCCTGCTGTAACTGCTGATCCACCACCTCCGCCAGCATCACATGAAGTAGCACCCGGCGATCCAGCTCCTCCATCAGTTCCTTGATTAGGAGTAACATCGGGAACATCTCCTGATCCACCAGCAGCACCACAGGGATTACCACCATAACCACCTACACCACCACCACCGGAACCTCCGTCTCTTCCCAATCCCTCACCACATGGATTACCATTACCTGCACCTCCACCTGCTGAACAGATAGTAGAAAATGTTGAAACAGTACCATCATTACCCGAGTCACAAGCGGGTGAAGGGGGTGCCGCAGCTCCGCCTCCTCCAACTACAATAGGGTAAGTTGTACAAGCTGTTACCGGTACGGCACATCCTTGTGTTGGAGCAGGGCCAAAACCAGAAGCTCTATAGCCTCCAGCTCCACCGCCTCCTCCTTTATTTCCGCCACCACTACCACCACCAGCTATAACCATATAGTCAGCGTTTGCTGTTGCTTGAGCTGTTAAACATCCGGTTGAATTGAAAGTTGAGATTTTTGCAGCTATACATACTGTTGCATTAACAGTGTTAACAGGTCCAATTATTCCGCCATTGCCAGCCATAATTTAAACCTCCTAGTCGATTAACGTTTCGTA